CTCTTTTAGCTTCCTCTTTAGCACCTTTAGGAATAGTAAAATCTAAATCATCATACAAACCTTTAAAAGCTTTATCTCTTGTTGATAATGGGTGTCCGGACGGAAGCAAGTCTGTATCAAACTTACCACCAGAAAAACTACCAGTACGAACTGCACGTAGCCAAGTATTAACACGAGCATAAGCCCATTGGTCTGCGGAATTAACATTAGGTCTAACACTTTGAGGATTAGTATTATAAGCACCAACACCACGACGGAATACTGCTTCCAGCATACCGAGTGTTACTCGCTTACCAGCTTGGTCGCCGTACTTCTCGTTATGTTCATCTACTTTTTTTTTAAGAGCTTCCCTAACTTGTTCGCTAACTTGTTTGTGTTCCAATGATGTCCTCGTATTCTTCGTGAGAATCACACGGCATATAATATTCGTTTCCGTCTATATCTTGAACGTGATAACCAATACAACCGATTTGTTCTGCGCGTATTTCAGCTTCCTCTTGGGTTGTAAAAACATCTTTAGAAATTTTAATTTTACTATCATCACTAAATCTTGATATTTGTTCAAGTCTTGCTTCAGCAAGTTCTCTAGTCGGATAGCAACCCATATTCTTTCCAGATTCCTCTGCAATAACACAGAACTCGCCGTCTATTTCTCTAACAACTTTGTATTCATAAGATTTTTGTAATTCATCATCAGCGGATTCAACTTCAGGTTCATCATATTCATATTCAGGTTCAATAACTTCTGGTTCAACTTCACTAACAGAAGTCATACCAATATCATTAGCAGGTACTACAACTTTATTAGCGTCCATTAGATAAACATTTTGGGTATCGTCAGTAGGCAGACCAACTTCTTCTCTAGCTTCAGCTACAGTAATCCAACCACCTTGAACACCAACATTTAGACGTGTATATAATGCGTCCATATCTTGTTGTAATGCACGTACGTCAGTAAAGTCATATTCGGCGTAAGCTTCAGATTCATTTGGATAATCACGAAGTAAAATTTGTTGTGTAATTTCTTCGCCAACTTGCTTCCATAATGGTATTAATTTATTTTCAGTAAAAAATTCTCTAAGCTCTTTTGCATTAGAATAGGTTGCTCTTTCAAGACCAGCGCCTAGACCAGCTAATATTGCAGGAACACCAAGCACGGCGGATATTCTTTCTTCTGGAACTCTACGTAATGTTCCTATGTCAAGTTCAGTAGGACTAAAAGCCATTTTCTTAACGTCCATAGCACCAGACATAACCAATGGCATACCTTTATTTCTACCGCCTACTTTTTCTTTATAAGCCTTTGCAATTTGTTCAGCTTCGTCGCTAGTGACACCATAATCATCTTTAGGTGTAATTAAAACATTAGGCACACCAGAATTAGCAAGAAGTGCAGTAGCCATTTGCCCAGCAGATTCGTCGCCGTAGATTTCTCTAAGCACAGTACGAAGCGGTGCAAATCCTTTCTTATGGTTTGTTTGGTCAAGACCTAAACGAATATGCACCATATCTTCAGGCATAATAAGAACATTTTTATTATTAGTTTCATATTCGTAGTGAGTAATTAAGGTATCGTCATTACCTTTAGGCGATACATTTTCAGGCATAAGCGGATATAAAGCAACAAGTTGTCCAGCGTTATTCTTTTGTTTGATTAAGTAAGCGTCGCCAGACACGTGCATAGCATTAATAATATATTGTTGCACAATATCGCCTGACATAAATGGATTAGGACGGCGCATTAAAATTGTTAATGGGTGGTTTTTAATATCTTGCTCAATACCGTCTTTATCATAAAACTTAACTTTGAGTTCAGCTTCACTAAAAGATAATCCGAGAACTTGCAAACACGAAACTACGGCAGAGTTAGAAGCACCGTTGCCCATAGCGTCTACTTCCCACGAACCAGCGCGAGTATTCCAGCCCTGAATAAAACTTACATTGTTATACATTGAATCAGCGTCATTAAAGAAGTTAAAACGCTTTCTTTCGTCATTGACAGAAGCACGACCAAATATGATGTCGCTTAATGTTCGCCTTTCAGCCATATATTCTCCTAACGGCTAGGGCAGGTAGCTGAACACACCCAAAGGAACTACCCACCCAAGCCAATTCCAGTATGTTCATTTAGTACGCCCTAAATTCTTTCTTACGAGTTAATTGTAATATACCGTAAGCAAGAGAATCAACTTGGTCGTCGTGTTCTCCAGCTGGAAATTGCAATAACTCTTTTTCCAATTCTAAGTACCATTGGCTTGTCTTATCAAAATAAATTAAACCAGCTTCCATTTTAGCAGACAACGGCAACGCACGTGAGTACTTATCTTTATCAGCTTTAAGTTCTCTTATCGGTAGTTGTGTTTGACTACGCGCCATTTGTATAAATGCAAGTTGATACCCAGCTCTTTCTATGCCGATTATACTAGGAAGCCAACGTTCATACACGCTTTGCAACATTTTTAGAACTTCGGGTGCTTCAAGTCTTTGCCTTACAACATCAAGAACAAATATTTCATTAGTAGGACTTACACCAATGGTAGTTACAACAGTATAGTCAGCAGATTCTTTTGTAGAAGTTGCTAAATCGACAGTAGAATAAATTTGTAAGTCATTATAATCAACACGTTTATTATTATTGTATTCTAAAAATTTAAAGTATTTTTCATAACCGTTTTCATCAAAGCGAAGTTCTTGCGAAGTATTAAAGTATTTGAACCAATTACGATTAAACAAACCACCAGATTGTTCAATAAATTGCGCTTCGTATTCTTGGTTATAAAGAAATGAACCTATTTCTTTCTTAGCGACTTCAAGTTCATCTAGCGGTACATAAGGATTAGTAGTAGTAGGAAGTTGCCAACGTTCCCAATCAGGTAAAGTTTCTGCTTCATCATAAAGTTTAGAGAACCAGTTAAACCCTCTTGGCGTAGATATAAATAAAGCACCGCCACGACGTTCAGTTAGGGTAGGTCTTAGAACTTCTTTCCATACATCTTCTTTTATAAAAGCGCACTCATCAAGAACAATAAAGTCAAGACCAGCACCACGAAGCCTATCAGGATTATCAGCAGAACGAACAGTTACTTGCCCACCTGTTGGCGTATATAAAGTTTTTTCATATTCTTTAACTTCACAACCGTAGTCAATACCAAGAGTTCTAATTTCTTTCCAACCCTCTAGCGCCATTGAGTATGTTGGTGCAACCCACCAAGCTCTCTTACCCTGCATAGCTTTAGCAATACAAAGCCAGACACCTAGCCTAGTCTTACCCCAACGACGACCAGCTACAAGAACTTTAAAACGAGATTTAGAAGTAGCAACAGATAATTGCCCAGAGTGAAGTTCAGGCATTTTAACCTTAAAATTTTTTGTTCCGTTACTCGATAAAATCGTTTCCATTACCACCCTCTAATAATTCACGCCAGAGTTCAAGAACGTCAAGAGGTAAGGGCAAGACGACGAAGCCAGAATCAAAATCAAAATGTGTAACTTGAACTTCACTTACAACTGGAAAATCAAAATCATTAGCTTGGATTATCTCAATAAACTTTTCATTGACATCATCAAATTCATCATTAGGTTTCGGCATTTTCATCAATCTCTTTTTTTATATCGGACATATCGGAAGTAGAAATTTCTTCTCCCTCAATAAATCTTGTATTATCCGACCAGTATAGTTCAACGTTATAGCGATTACCACCAGAATTAGCTACGTCAAGAGAATCTTTACGACCAAACTTCTCTGGATATTTTCTTTCTAATAGCCACGCACTTGCTTGCCACGAACCGTTATTAGCAGAGTTTTGAATATTAAAGAGATTTCTAACTATAGCTTGGGATTCACTCTTAGCTATTTCTTCCCAGCGAGTAGAGTAAGGTTCAATATCTTGTTCAGCCAGTTCTCGCCACCGACGAAATTGACGAGAGCTTATCCCAGCAAATACACAAGCGTCCTCTATGTAAGCACCGACGGATAGAGCTTGGTTCAATCTTGCCCAAACAGATTCATCAAGAAATTTATAACGAAGTTTCATATCTTGATTTTTATTTGTCATATCATAACCCTAACCCAGACATACCGAGTATGTTGTATTTTTAGCCAATTTTTGACTAGCCCGAAAATCAAAGTTCGAGGCACTTTTTAGACCAATTTTTAGCAATTTTTTTATATTTTTTTTAATTTTTTTTTAAGCCATTTTTAGCCAAAAATCGTTCTCTTAAAGTCTTATTTTAATAGGGTTTTTGAGTAAGTGTAAAGTAATAATAAGGATTCTTAAAAATATTTCTTTAAATTCGTTTTGATTAATCTTTAATTTATGATTTAATTACATTGTAAGCAACCGAAAGGCACAAATTAGAAAAAGACCAAAATCGCGGAATCTGTGGCAACGACCTGCCTGACGCGACTCAAAAATCCAGCCCTCAAGCTTTGGGACAAAAGCCGTCCAACCAACTGGCGTTACCATTGAGTTTCAAATTCGGTGTTTGCGAAATTGCGTCAGTTCGGTGCGCGTATAGCACAACGACCACGCGTGTAAAAAATGTATGAGATGGACAAGTTAGACCAGCACGTCTGCGTAATCTTTAATCGCAACAACAATGCTCAACTCAACCCGTTAGTACGGTTTAGCCATAGACATAGATACTTCCTTACGGCAACACTTTGAACACGGTAGGCACTTGGACACGAAACTGCAAACACTTACGACACAAGCGTAATCAACGCTTCGTAAGATTAACCTTAAACTTTAGTTCTGATTTTTGCTAGGGCGCTATTACGGTAGCGCCTTATGGAACAATCGGTTCCAACTTAAAAGAAAGAGGAAATATTATGCTATGCGCACATAACAACGTTACACAAGAAACTAAAAAAGGTAATAATACAGTTACTTGGACAGTATCTTGCAACGATTGCGATTATGCAGACGGCGAAACCTACCTAGTAAGTTAGTAGCAAACTACACATCTTAGACGGTGTGTAGATTGGTGCTTACACACCACAATTAAAACGTAAATTAACTAAAAAGAAAGAGAGGATATCGTGGATATCAATATAAAAGAAATACAAGCAAACCTTGAAGCAGATGAAAAAAGAACTGCTGAAATGATGTATGATGTTAGAACAAAATTAGAAGCACTTTACAAAGATGCTTTTAAATCTGAAACATTAGCAGATATGTATGATACAAAAGAGTACAAAAAATTGCATACATCATTAAACAGATTAAGCAACGAGATGGAATTAATTCAATCAAGATTGCACGCTTTAAGAACATTGTAATTATCTAACTGCTCTCATTAAGTGAGGGCAGATAGATACTTATGTATCAATGACAAATCAAAACTGCCAAAAACTAAAAACAGAAAGGAGTCTATATGGCTTCAATTTGTCCTACCTGCAAAACTGCTAAAAGTAGCAGAGTTGCTTCAAAAGGTGGTGTGTTTAATATCGATGGCTTGAAAGTTCAAGTCAAAGATACACACTTCCATTGGTGTGACAATTGTGAGAGTGGCGATTACTCACAATAATTATCTAACTGCCCATACGAAAGTGTGGGTAGATAGATACTTATAAAAGTATCACTAACTAAAAATGAAAGAGAGGTTCCAAAATGGAATTTAATATATTAGCAAAGAGCGGACGAGTTGCACAACTCAAACTTAAAATTGGTAAATGGCGATTTACATTATGTTACAAACTTCAATTATCAGTTTATGAACATAATCCACTTAATATGGAAAACCTTTATGACGATACGGCTGACCATAGATTCAAAAAGGTAAGCTAAGAAGCTTGGGCGCTTTCTAACGAGAGCGCCTTATGGTTCTTAGAACCAAACAAAAAAACAAAACTAAACAGAAAGGAATCTAATGAATAAAATCATTTGGAATCAATCACAAAGTACAAGCCTATTAAGTAATACTGCTTTAAGAAGTGCTAACGTACCAAACGTTATAACTCTTGAAGATAATGTTACTGATAAAGTAATTACGGTAAATCAAGCCAAAGCCAAATACGACATCAAGTCATTTGGTTTATGGACACAAGATATACCTAATATTGCTGAATTACAAATAGGCGACACTTTTACAGTTCCTCACTTTACTTACAGAAAGTATAGTGATGACAAGTTAAAAGCTACTAGTCAAACATTTGAAGTTCTTGACAAAAGAACTTTTAAAAGAACTAGTGAAGTATTTGATTCGTCAAGTAAGAAAGTCTATACCAAGACTACTCACAAAACATTTATACAAATACAAAGTGAGAGTAAATATGGTGCGGATAACTTATTTGAAAGGTGCGCTCCATTTTCTGCAAGAAAAAATGGTGGTTATTATTATCCACTACAAAAGCGTAAAACATTTTGGCTAGACCAAACTGATGTCTTTACACTTTTTCTTAAAGACGGTGGCTTATGTCCATTACTAAGACGTAAGTTAGAGTGCGACATTTGTTCATAAATACCTTACGAGCTAGGCGTCATTTTAACGAGTGACGCTTATGGTCGTAAGACCACAAGTAAAAATAAACTAAAAGAAAGATGAGGTACCAAATGGTAGCTAATGTTGAAACTATGTTTAGTGCTAAGGAAACACCTTGGCATAAACTAGGAATAGTAACAGACGGCGTCTTAACAAGCGCCGACGCAATAGTAAAAGCTGGATTAGATTGGACAGTACAGTTACGTGAATTGTTTTATACAACAGATTCATTAACAGATTACGTTCAAGCTCCAACGCACTATGCAACAGTAAGAAATAGCGACGGTAGTTGCTTAGGTGTAGTCGGCAACCGATATAAACCAATACAAAATAGTGAAGCGTTTGATTTTATGGACGCTTTAGTAGATAGTGGCGAAGCCAAATACGAAACTGCTGGTAGTTTAGCTAACGGCAAGATTGTATGGATATTAATGAGATTAGATGAATTACAAGAAAATTCATTTCAAGCAGATTCAATTATCCCTTACGTTCTACTATCAAACTCTCACGACGGGTCAAGCGCTTTAAAAGTGACTATGACACCAGTAAGAGTTGTATGTCAAAATACTTTACGTATGGCTTTAAATAAAGCTTCACAACAATTTAGTATGCGACATACTTCAGGAATAACTGGTAAGGTTCAACAAGCTAGAGATACTCTTGGCTTTGTTGCTAAATATTACGACGAGTTCCAGAAAGAAGTTGAACAACTAATTAATCAAGAAGTGACTTCAAGTCAATTCAATGATATAGTTGAAAAACTATTTCCACGTCCAAGTGATGAGGATATGGAAAAACCAAGAACTGCAAACAACTATGAATTAGTTGTAAGCAACATTACTAAAAACTGGAACGGCGAATTGCATAAGGGTACTGCTTGGGGTGCTATTAATGCAATCAACTCTTATGAGTTGTGGCAACAGAAAGTTCGTGGTAATAAACTTGAAAGACAAGCAAGTAAATTTATTCACGACGACCAGTACTTAACATCACAAGCTCACAAGCTAGTTAAAGCTTTGTAAGTAGCTAGTGGTTATTGACTTCCAAACCAACTGCATATAGAAGTATGCAGAGTCAGTAGCCACTATGGTACTTACAGTACCGAACTAATAAAGAAAGATGAGGTAGATTAATGATTGAATTAATTTATGTAGTTTATAAAAACTCAAAAAAATTAAACGACAAGCACCCTTATTCGCCTTTGTATAGCAACAAAGTTGAAACGGGCGTTGTATATTTAGAACCTACTTTAAATAATGCAGTAGAAGTAAAGCATAACTGGATTAATAAAGAAGTAAAAATTTACAACAATAAAAGAACTGAAGCTGAAAAAAATGAATACTTTTATTCAATTAGAGAAGCTTCAGAAGTAATTGCAGAAAGCGAAGAATAGTGAATAAAAAATATAAAGCTATTTCAAGTTTAGACAATTTACTACTAGGCAAAATCTACTTAGGTTATGATGACGGCAATACCGTTACTCTTACTCACGTAGAAGCAAGTAAAAATGTAATTCAATTACATAATCCAATACGAACTATAATTAATAACGTAGAGTTCGTTCAGTAACAAGCTAAGGCGTTACCTGTTCATTTTCCCTGTTCGTGTGCTTACGTACATTACGGGTAGCGCCATAGGTTGTTATATACAACCAAATCAAAATACTAAAAGAAAGAGGTAAATATGGGATTAGATAATATTATCTATATCAAAAGTAAAGAAGTTGCTGATGACGGCAACGCCATTTACGAACCAATGCACAATAAAGAATTAGCAGAAATCTGCAATCAGTTGTGTGGCGGTACTTATACTGATGACGCTAACTCATTTAGAGGAAAAGTCTATGACAAAATTGTTAAAGACTATAGCGGATTGTCATTATACGATTCAGACGATTGGACAAAAGACGACTACGCAAAAGTAGTTGCTCAAATGTATGTCAATTCTGGTTATGCACAAAGTAATTTGTATAACGAGTTCGGGCATAAAATTACAATCAAAGAGCAGAAAGCGTTACGCAAATTGTTTGAGTATATCTTAGGCAAACTTAATAACAACGAACCAGTATTAATGGGTGCGTGGTATTAATGAATAGAGCGCAACGTAGAAAACTTAAAAGCAAAAAACAAAATTCTTTGAGAAAAGCTAATGGTATGTTAGTAAGCACTAACGAAAATCCATTAGGGCTTGTATCAAAGAGTGCTAAAAGAAAGTAGTATATGAAAAAATACAAAATTAATTTGGGCGGTGCTATCTATAGCACCGTTCCAAGCAAACAAGAAGCAATCAAACACATAGACGACATATTAAACACTATCCATAGTTCACTTAATATGAAAGTTCTATCTATTGACGAAGTTAAAGAAGCAGACGTAACAGAATCTAATGCAGATATACCTGAATACGATTCAGTTCCAGAAGCTACAGACTTAATTGATGACGTTTATAAA